TTCCTACATGGAATGCCTCAATCCAGATATTGTAAGGGTCTTTTAATAGATCCTCATTCTTAGTTCTTTTAAGCAGATCAAGCCACTCTTGGTATGTTTGTTGAACCATTGGATTAATCATAGTACATCTTTCAAATATAGTTTGTAGTATCTAACTGCTCGATTAAGTGCTTGCTTTTTAACTTTGTACTCTTCACACACGTCAACTTGACGGTGTAAGTAAACAACAACCATAGATAGCATTTTGATTGTTTCACTATGCCAATTAGGGTTGTATGACACAAACTCCTTAAAAAGGAACTTACGCTCCATAAGTGTAAGCTCCTTTAGTTGTTTATAGGTTTCTTTCCAATGGTTCATCGGTGTTTCTTCTCTATTGCATCAATTTGATTAAGCAGGTCTTCTCTAATTTTTAAATAGGTTTCACTGCCAGCATATTCATCTCTGCCTTTATTGTGGTAGAACTGTTCTTCACACCAGTCAAAATTGTCATTCTTTGCATTTGGCGGGAAGATATTTGTCTTGCCTTTGGCAGACTGCCGTTGATAAAAGGCATCTGGCTTTCTAAAGTCCACCAACCCTTTTAAGAATGGATATTTCTTAAGCACTTCTAACCACAATTTCATAGCAATAATATTGTCTACCGTTGTCTGAATTTGTTCATCACCTCGCATGATACAGTAACCAATAAGGTCTTTAATTGTGCAACGAACCATATAAAAATGTTCAAAATTCCTAGGCATGATAGTACGGGTATCAAGACCATGTACAAGACCACTGTCAAGCATGTCAACATAAAGATCTCTAGCCATCGTAGTAATTGTTTTATATCGTTCATAGAACTCCGGGTTTGCCATTATTGAGGGTTTAACCATTACACGGTCGTCTCGCATATCACGATCGCCATGTACTTGGGCTGCAAAGCTAAATAGTCTGTGTCTAATTAGATGTGTTGTATCTATCATGTCCATACCATTCACGGACCATGTCAGATTGATCGTTTCCATTGCAGTGGGTAGTAATTCATACCTGAATAGTTCATCAATGGTTTGGTCAATATCATCCTCAGGGAACTCCCATTGGATCTTGTCATTCCATGTATTCATTAAAAAGACTGATATGGTCTTCCTAAACTCTGGAATTGTTGGTGCATGGACTATTTGTACGTCAATGTTTTCTAGTTGATTTACGAACTGTACTGGTCCGGGTTTGTTTCCGAACTTTAGTTGCGTATGCATTTTTTGTAGGTGTGGCATCTGGTTCTTGTTCACTTTGGGCATTTCTAACTCCTTGTTTAATTTTGTTTAAATGTAACTCTACTAACCTGGCATAACCTGCAATGTCTGTCCAACTATCAACATGGTCGGGTGAAACCGCCAATCTAGATAATTTCATGACAATCTTTGAAAAGAATAAATAGTAGATAGGTGGCAATGGCAGTTTGTACTGATCAAAGTATCTACCTTTTATTATTTCAAGGATTTGCGCTTCACATGTTATACCCTCAAAAAAATCACCGTAAACCACATGGCGGTCTTGCAGAACTTCATCTGTCGTTTTCATGGTTTCACCTTATAAGGTTTAAGTTTTTCCTCAAGTTCAAGTAGACGTCTACCACTGTTCATATAAACGTCCTCCATATAACCGCCATTACCCATATTAAGTTCATTTTTAGAGTACTGGCGGCATTGGAGAGCGTCTGCATAATGTACGATCATAGACTCAATCGAGCCATCATGGTACATGTTGCAATAGTCGGCAACCTGTAAAGGAAAGCCTTTGACTATTTGTTCTTCAGCTTCTTTTAAAGCTTGTGCAACTACAGGAAAATTCTTTTTAACCATATGGTTTACATCAGAGATCTCCATCTCTGCAAGATCATGGCAAATGGCAATCTTAATAGCTCGGTCTACATCAAACTTATAGTCATTAGCCATTAGCAATACACCAAGAGCCACAAAGAAGCTATGGCTAGCTACACTCTCTTGATGGATTACAGGCTTCATGCTGTAACGTTTGGTGTGCTCCAATGAGTAACTACTAAGAAAAAATTGTTGAAGTTGTTTATTCATGTGCTTTCTCCAAATGTTTCTTAATCCATTCATCCAACTTTTCATGCAACCATTCAATATTACGCTCACCAACTGATTTGCCGTTATTAGTTATTCTAGGGTCAGTCAAAATATCTTTGATGATATCCTCTGAAGTGAACGTGATAGTGCTTCCGTCATGTGTCGTGTTTACACTTAACCCAACTCCTTTATGAGAAACGCCAAATCCTGCTAATAAAACTTCATTCATGTGTTCTTTCCTTTTGACAAATATAGTTCGGATACTGTTGCATATAACCAATTCCTTTAGATGCATCAATTGGTTGCCAAACGTAATAATACCCTTGTTGAATTAATACCCCTCCTTGCTCTTCACAGCTTGGCCCACAACCTGATAAAAGCAAACAAAGCATTAATACTTTCATTTGTTTTTCCTTTATTCATAGTCAATAGTTTCCTCGGACCAGTTTTTACGCTTAAACATACCGGTCTTAGCAATATCCTCTAATGCCTGGTCAAGTTGACCAAAGCTACGGACTATGGACCCTGTGGATGCAAGCACTAAATTAAACTTCTGGCCTGGCTTACCGTCCAACCACATATAAATAATTGGCAAATTATTGGCATGTGACCAACCAGCTTCAAACAATGTGCCTGGATCTTTACCGTCAGTGACTACAACAACTAAGTCAGTGTTATACAAAGCCTGTATATTCACTGCCAATACATGCTCAGGTATCATTGTCTTTGGATCAAACATACAATCATCCTTAGGGCTAAAGTATGTTAAATCATGAAGCTTTAAATGATGCTTAATAGTCTCAACAACTTCAATCTGTTCAGGATTAAAGAATGGTGAAGCTATATACACATGTGGTTTGTTATTAATTGTTTGCATGATCATTTCCTTTCCTTTTGTTATTTACTAAAGTACACATTATACATATCTATTTGCATAATCTTTAATCGCATTCATTAAAGATTGTTGAGTTTTGTCTTTACTCTCTACAGCCGCCACAATGGCTTCATCAATCGTATCTTTTGCAATGATCTGATGCACCACGATATTGTTCTTTTGACCTTGTCTCCAAAGCCGACGAATAAACTGATCATAGATCTCGAGTGACCACGTATTGCTAAACCAAATAACTGCATGCCCTGAACCTTGTAAGTTCAACCCATGCCCTGCCGACTGTGGGTGTGCCAACAATACCGGGGTTAATCCTTTGTTCCATTCATCTATAATCTCATTCATAGCATCACCAGACACACCAGAACCAATCACAGGAGCATCTGGAAACTTCTTTTTAAGCTTTATTAGGTCGTGCTTAAAATGATAGCCTATAAGGCACGGTTTGCCATTAAGCCCCTCCACAATTTCCTCAACCGCAGATATTTTCTCATCATGTAGATTTTTAGTTTCTTTTTCCGTGCCATCGACATAGATTGCTCCATTTGCTATTTGTTGACATTTACCAATAGAGACTGCAGCTGTTGATGCTGTGACTCTGCCATCTTCAAGATCAATTAATAATTTACTCTCAAATTCTCGATAAATTACATTAATTGTTTTAGGAAGTTCTACATAGACTTTGTTTACCATTAACTCAGGCATGTCTAAATAATCCTCAGCCTTCATTCTTAGTACTTTGTCTGCCAATGCTTCATGTATTTTGGCCTCTGCATCGGACTTTAAAGTCCAGGTGTAACCACCATACCCAGTTTGGTAAAAGTAATTTGTTCTAAAATGAGTAATGTACTTACCAAACGTTGCACCACGATCAATAACCAGCTGTGGTCCAAATACATCCAACAAACTATTTGGTGCAGGTGATCCTGTTAAACCAAAGCGTCTTTTAAACCTGTCAAGCATTGTAGCTAATGATTTAAATCTCTCTGTTCTTGTATTCTTTAAATAACTAATTTCATCCACAATTAATACGTCATAAGGAAACCCTTTTTTATGGTTTGCTAATTGCTTTGAAATCCAACCAAGTGTTTCAAAATTAGTTACATGAATAAAGTCATCATTGTTAAACCGTTGTTCTTTCTTAGGCCCATGAATAATACTAATGGTGAGCTCGTTAAAGTTATCCCACTTCTTAATCTCTTCAGGCCAAACAGCATATGCAGGTCTTAATGGCGCAACAATTAAAACTTTATTCGCCGCCCCTGCTTTCCTCAGAATCTTCAAGGACTCCAATGTGATACTTGTTTTCCCTAGCCCCGGATCCAACCATAACTGTCCCGAGCCGTTTTCTATTAGGAACTTCACGGCGTTTTGTTGATACTGATGCGGATTCCAATGCATTTGTTATTTCCTCTTTTGTTCTTAGTACTAAGATAATATGTTTTAAGTCTTTTAATGTCTGATGTACAACCTCTTGTCTAGCCGATAGCTTTCCAGTTGGTGTCTTAAGCTCTACCCAAATCACTTTACGGTTAATAATCACAATCCGATCAGGCCAACCGGTTGAGAACTTTAAATGTAATTTAATATTGGCTAAGCCTAGTCGTTTACACTCCTTGCTAAAGAATGTCTCAAGATGCCGTTCAAGAACTTTAGTTACCATTTACAAGGACCTCCATTAGCTTTCCTAAAGTGACAAAACCTACACAATCCTGATGGATTAGGTATGTAAAGTGTATCATTAGCAATTTGTTCAATTCTAAAATCTAACTCTGCACACATTTGTGTAAGCTGACTTCTTGTGTATGTTTTATCCGGTGCATGCTTGTTATGGTCTATGTAATCAATTTGTGTAACCACATTGTCTACATGTGGGAAAACAAGAAACACAACGGTTGCATAGACTTTAAGCTGGTCAGAGTAATCACGCTCTTTACCTGTTTTCCAATCTGATACAAATGCTGTCTTGTCATTAATGCATAGCACATCAATAATGCCTCTAAACACTGCTTCATCAGAGCTATAGTCACAAGCTGTGCCATTCTTAGTAATGCCAAATTTGTACTCCGGCATTGCTCGTTTAGCTTTAAGATCGTTAATATAGTCCAACCACCATGTACGTGATTCATCAAGCAAAGGTAGTTCAAG